GGTGGTCTCCAGGTGGTCTAAACCGTGGTCAGATCAAGAACGTTGTTCGTCTATCTACTAACCCTAACCAAACAATGCGTGACCAACTATATCGTAACTCTGTTAACCCAGTTGTTACTTTCCCAGGTCAAGGTACTGTTCTGTTCGGTGATAAGACTCTTCTTGCTAAACCATCTGCGTTTGACCGTATCAACGTTCGTCGCTTGTTTATCGTTCTTGAGAAGTCTATCGCAACTGCTGCTAAGTATCAGTTGTTTGAATTTAACGATGCGTTCACTCGCGGTCAGTTCAAGAACTTGATTGAACCGTTCCTACGTGACGTTCAAGGTCGTCGTGGTATTACCGACTTCCTAGTTAAGTGTGATGAGTCTAACAACACTGGTGAAGTTATCGACCGTAACGAATTCGTTGCTGATATCTTCGTTAAACCAACTCGTTCTATCAACTTTATTACTCTTAACTTCGTTGCTGCTCGTTCTGCGATTGCTTTCAGCGAAATCGGTGGCTAATATTAGATGAGGGGAGGAAACTCCCCTCGTTTAAAACGAATAAATAAAGGTAATAACAAGGAGATTTAAATGGCAAATATTGCTGACTTTAAAGCCCAGATGATCGGTGGTGGTGCACGTCCTAACCAATTCAGAGTTGAGTTGACTTTCCCATCATTCGTTACTCTAGGTGTTATTGCTGGTCAAAGAGCACAGTTCCTATGCCGTGCTGCATCTTTACCTGCATCAACTATTGAAACAATTTCTATTCCGTATCGTGGTCGTCCAGTGAACTTCGCTGGCGAGCGTTCATTCCAACCTTGGACTGTTTCGATCTACAACGATACAACTTTCAACATCCGCAACGCTCTTGAGCAATGGCAATCTGGTATTCAACAATACAATACAACTAACGGTCGTACTAACCCTACTGACTATCAGGTTGACTTGTCTGTTCACCAGCTAGACCGTAACGGTGCAACTATTAAGTCTTATAAGTTCACTGATTCGTTCCCAACTAACATTGGTGCGATTACTCTAGACTACGAACAACAGAACGCTATTGAACAGTTCGACGTTGAATTCGTTTACAACTTCTTCACTTCTAACGAAGGTGCTGGAGCTAACTTCGGTATTAATACTACTATCAACACACCAGTTGGTAGCTTCCCAGTTTAATCTAGAAGGAACACTTTATAATGCAGCTGTTCGGCTTTGAAATCAAACGCACGAAAGATGATCAGGTGCTACCGATTCCATCGGTAGTTCCTCCATCAAATCAAGACGGCTCCACCGTAGTAAACACTGGCGTAAATGCTGGCGGTTACTACGGCATGGTTGTCGACTTAGACGCATCCCTTAAAAACGAAAACGACCTTATTCGTCGTTATCGTGAAATCTCTCAATACGTTGATTGTGATGCAGCTATTGAAGATATTATTAATGAAGCACTTATCTCTGATGAAACAAAACAACCAATCGAGATTATCCTCGATGACTTAAAAGTTTCAGCAGGTATTAAAAATAAAATCTCCGATGAGTTCAGAGAAGTTCTTAGACTATTAAAGTTTAATGATCGTGGACATGAGATTTTCCGTCAATGGTATGTTGATGGACGTTTATATTACCAAGTTCTTTTAGACGAAGCTAACGTCAAGGCTGGTATTCAAGAATTACGTTTTATTGATCCCCGTAAGATCCGTAAAATTAAAAACATCAAGAAGGAGAAAACTCCTCAAGGTGTTGAAGTTGTTAAAACATTGGAAGAGTTCTACCTTTACAACGATAAGGGTATGAGCGAGCAATCTACACAAGGTGTAAAACTTCCATTGGATTCTGTTGTTCACTGTCCATCAGGTGTTATGGATATGAACTCTGGTATGACGCTTTCGCATTTACATAAAGCGATCAAGCCAACTAACCAATTAAAGATGATTGAAGACTCTTTAGTCATCTATCGTATCTCTCGCGCACCAGAACGTAGAATTTTCTATGTTGACGTTGGTAACTTACCAAAGCTAAAAGCTGAGCAGTATGTTAACGACATTATGAACAAGTTCCGTAACAAGATTGTTTATGACGCAACTACTGGTGAAACTCGCGATGACCGTAAACACTTATCAATGATGGAAGACTTCTGGATGCCTCGCCGTGAAGGTGGCAAGGGTACAGAAATCTCTACGCTTCCTGGTGGACAAAACCTTGGCGCCATCGAAGATATTGAATACTTCCAAAATAAACTTTATCACTCATTGAACGTCCCTGTATCGCGTATGCAGCAATCCGAAGGTTTCTCTATCGGTCGTTCAAACGAAATTACCCGTGATGAAGTTAAGTTCAACAAGTTCATCGTTAGACTTCGTAAGAAGTTCGCTGTACTTTTCTTGGAAGCATTAAAGGTTCAATTAGTCGCTAAGAACATTATCAATGTTAGAGACTGGGAAGATCTTCGTCAAGGTATTCGTTTCGATTACTTGGAAGATAACCACTACGCTGAACTTAAAGACGCTGAATTGTTAACTCAACGCATCACTCTATTGACACAAATGGAACCATTCATTGGTCGTTTCTATTCTGACGAGTGGATCAAACGTAACCTATTGCGTATGACTGATGAACAAATTGAGTTGATGGATAAGCAGATTAAAGACAGTCTACAAACTAATGTAACGTTCGCTCAGAACAAAGGTGAACAACAGTTGGCTCAACAGCAACCAACTATGGAGTTCCAAGCGCAACAGCAACAAGCTATGCAAGCTGGACAACCACAACAGGTTCAAGCACCTCAACAAGCTGCACAGCAAGAAGGTCAAGCGCAACAGTCTGCTGATAAGAGCGAACAAAAAGCCGAAGGTAAAAAGAAACCTACTGGCGAACAAAAAGATTCATTTGATTGGAATTAAGGAGTTACTATGACTACAACATTAGAATTAATTAACGCGATTGCAACTGGCGATGCTGTTGCAACAGAAAATGCATTTAACGCTGCAATGGCCGAGAAGATTTCTGGTAAACTAGACGACATGAGAATCAACGTTGCCAAGACAATGTTCAACCCACAAACTGCAGAAGAACCAACCCCAGCAGAACAAGAGTAATATGCACTTTAAGCAATTCTTATCTACTTTAAGATTAAAAGAACAAGAGAAGCAAAACGCTTCTCTTGTGGAAGAAGTCACAAAAGAAATTTATGAAGAGATCCCAAGCACTAAAGTGGCTGAGATCATCAAAGAATATCACGAAGTAAAAGTAACTGATACGCTTATTGAATCATATCTAGAATTGGCGTCATCTAATATATTTTCTGTAGATCCAGTTATCTGTGAATTGCGCAAGTACAACAAACTAGATCGTTTAGTTGAAGGTAAATTAAATTATACATTGAATGATGGTTCAGTTATTGCTATTAATGAGTCAACGCAAGATTACCTAAATAAATTATTACATAATCAAAACGAAATCATTGAGTATATGCGAGAATCTAAAACCAATTTCTTATATGTACTTGAAAGAATCGGGGAATAACAAATGCAGTTCACAACTGTTAAAAATACTAACTTAGAGACTGTGATTCACTTCACGTCTTCTGCTGCTGAGTCTGGCACTATTACAATTGCCGATCTAGGCTTTGCTGCTTCTCAAGCACGTAACTCTGATACACCAAACGTCACCATTGTTAAGTTCAGTGTTATGGGCGAGCTTGGTTCTAAAGTAACTATTAACCGCAATAGCAAAATTGTTATTGCATGCGCTCCAGAGAATGCTCCATATATGGAAGCTAACTCTTGGGGTATTCCAATCAATAACGATAGCACGTTTGACATCGTTGTAACCAATGGTGTTGCTAAAGATGTTTCTGGTTTCTTGGTGCTTCGTAAAGTTGCAGGTTGGTCAACTAAAGTTGAAACTGCTACTTATTCTGTCTACGATAACGTTAACGCTGTTGGAGAATAATAAATGAAACTAATCAAAGAAGTCTTCGACACTACTAACATTATTGTTGAAGAACGCAAAGGTAAAAAAGATTATTTTATTGAAGGTGTATTCCTTCAATCAGAATTAAAAAATCGCAATGGTCGTATGTACCCTGAATCAGTAATGGATAGAGAAGTTGGTCGCTATATTACTGAGTCTGTAGAAAAGAATCGCGCATATGGTGAACTAGGTCACCCAGATACCCCAAGTATCAACCTTGACCGTGTATCCCATATGATCGTTTCTCTTCGCAAAGAAGGTACCAATTACATTGGTCGTGCGAAAATTATGGAAACACCGATGGGTAACATCGCTAGAGGTCTTCTAGATGGTGGTGCTAATCTTGGCGTTTCATCCAGAGCACTTGGTTCATTAAAAATGAACAATGAAGGTGTTCAAATTGTTCAGGACGACTTTATGCTGTCAACTGCAGCTGACATCGTTGCTGATCCATCTGCTCCAGATGCTTATGTCCGTGGTATCATGGAAAGCAAGGAGTGGACATTTGTGGATGGAAAATTTGTGGAAAGAGATATTGAGGAAACGCAGAAGTTTATTAGAAGAGCATCAAGTAAGCAATTGCAAGAAGCTAAGATAGTAGCCTTCCAACACTTCCTGAGTAAAATTAAATAATTTATAAATAATCTAATAGAACTATCCAAGTTAGGAGATTAACGATGTCAATCGAACAAAAAATCGCTGAACTTCTTGCTGAGTCTCGCAAAGCTCAGGAAATCCAAGAAGAAAAAGTTAAACCAGATGGTGCTGAATCTGGCAAGAGCGACAAGGCAACTGCCAACGCTCAAGCTGGTGATCAGACTAATCCATCTAAAGGCGACGCTGTTAAGCCTGCTCACTCTGGTGAAAATCCAGACAATGCACGCAACAACGTTGATGATCAAAAGCAAGCTGAAGAAGTTAAGGGTGGTTCAATGAACCCTCATAACGGTGACCAGTCTTCTATCCGCAAGGGTGACGCAGTTAAAGCTGGCGTTAAAGAAGATATGGACGCTCTATTCACTGGCGAAGAACTATCTGAAGAATTTAAAGACAAAGCAACTACAATCTTTGAAGCAGCCGTTATGGTTCGCGTTAAAGATGAAGTCGCTCGTCTTGAAGAAGAATTTGCAGCAAAGCTAGAAGAAGCTACTGCATCTCAAATTGAGGGTCTTGTTGAACAAGTTGATGGATATCTTGGCTATATTGCCGAGCAGTGGATTGCACAGAATGAATTAGCCCTTGAACATGGTATTAAGTCTGAAATCGTAGAGAGCTTCATCACTGGTATGAAGGGTCTATTTGAAGAGCATTATATTGACGTTCCAGCTGAAAAGTACGATGTGCTTGGCGAAATGGAACAGACTATTGCTTCTTTAGAAAGCAAGCTAGACGAACAAGTTAAGTCAAACGTAGAACTAAGCAAAGCAATTGCTGAGTCTACTAAGGCTAGAATCGTCGCTGAAGCTGCTGAAGGTCTTTCTGATGTTGAAGCAGAAAAGTTCCAAGGTTTAGTTGAAGAACTAACTTACGAAACTGCTGAAGCGTTCTCTGCTAAAGTAAAGACTTTACGTGAAAGCTATTTCACTAAACAAGCTGCTGAAGTTAAATCAGTTGTAACTGATACTCCAGTTGAGCAATTAACTGAAGAGAAGAAGATTGACCCAGCAATGGCTGCATATCTATCTGCTCTAACTAAGTAATTTCATTTCTTAAAAAGGAAAAATAAAATGACTACTCGTCAACAATTAATCGAAAAATGGGCACCAGTCCTAAATCACGAAGGTGCACCAAAGATTGCTGATAACTATCGTAAAGAAGTTACTGCAGTTCTTCTAGAAAACCAAGAGCGCGAAATGCGCAAGCAACAAGAAGCTCTTTTCGAAGCAGCTCCTACTAACGCAGTTGGCACTTACGGTGACACTGGTGGTATGGCTAAGTTTGATCCAGTGTTGATCAGCCTAGTTCGCCGTGCTATGCCTCAGCTTATCGCTTATGATATCGCTGGCGTTCAACCAATGACTCAACCTACTGGTCTAATCTTCGCAATGAAGAGCCGTTATGGTAACATGGGTGGCGCTGAAGCTCTATTCAACGAAGCTGATACTGACTACTCTGGTACTGGTACTCACTCTGCTACT